CATCGTGATAGCCCCGCCAGTGGCATCGCAGATGAGCAGATAATCGCCGCTGACCACCGTGCCCGTGGTGGTGACGCTCCTGAACGCTCCTCGCGTCGCGCCACCACCCTGCAAATAAACAGCGATGCGATTCTCAAGAGCAAGCCTGGCCAACTCAAGTTCACGCGGAGAACGGCATCCAAGTGCCGCCATCTCATTGATCAGCGTCTCCGCCTCGTCGCATGTGATATTTGCCATATTGATTTATCAGGCCATCGGACCACGACCACGCTGCATCACCTCAGCAATGAATCCTTCCCTGCCAGAAGCAGCACCCTCCACAACCTCCTCCTCAACCACCTCCTCCTTGCCCTTCTTCCCCTCGTACCCAGCAATAGGTTGGCCATCCACCTCCACCAACATCGCCTTGCCGTTCTTCTTCAACACGATGGTTGCCATCGTCTGAAACTTCTCGCCTTCCTTCAAGTTCTCGGGAACCTCGACACCCTCCGGAAGAATAAAATTCGGCATGAACGAAGCATTGCTTCATGCAATATCTTGTCAATACGAAAAACCCACCACCAGCCTTTCGGCCGATGATGGGTTGTGTCAATCCAACCTATCGATCAGGAGCAGATGATCTGGGTCAGAGCACCAGTGCAACGACGGAAGATGATCGTCATGCCCTGGTTCGTGAAGATCGGCTCCGGAGCATGCACGAACTCCGCATAATGCTGGCCCTTCTTGTCGAGCGGATCCGCGCAGTCAACACTGAGCTTGTACGCACCCGTGACCCACTGCCACTCGCCCATGTAGTTGGTCGGCATCCAGGCCAGGTCACCGACCCGGTTCACAGGACGCACGATGTGACTCTTGAACACGTACGGAGTGACGATGAACGCACCCTCGTACGAAGCAGTCGTCCAGCTCGGATTGACGCTGAACACAGTACCCTTCGTGCCGCCCGAACTAGTGAACGGCTGGACGAGCGTGTACTTGCCACCGGCATAGCTGAACCGGGGCGGGAACAGATTCGGCACATGCCGGAAGTTCTTGATCACACGGTTCGCACCGATGCGCTTCAGCAACTCCGCACCAGCACCAGCACCCATCTCAGCCTGACGGATATCCTCACGGAACGCAGGATTGTTCTGCGCGATACGCTGCGACGCCTCCAACCCGATGTACAACGGGAACACCGGACCATCGCTGCTGTACGAGATGAACCCGGAACTATCAGGATTCGTCGCGCCATTGCGGATGAGCGTCGCCGCCGCCACATCCAACATCTCCTGGGTCAACTCCGACGTGGACTGGTTCAACGCCTGACCAGTGCTCACACCATCGATCCAAGGGAACTCGTTCACGCCCGACGGAATCGTCTCGACCTGCGTGAAACTCGAATCCGCGACCGCCTTGATGGCATACTTCGCGAAGATATTCTGATACCGAGTCTCCCAAGAACGCTGCGCCCGCACGGACAGCTTCTCAAGATACACACGCAAGAACGCCTCGACACGATGGTCGAACGTCAGGTCGTCCTTACACAGCAACGGACCCTTGAGCGCGAAACGCTCAGGACTCCAGGTGACCGCGTTGTAACCGACCGGGACATCGTTGTACGTGACATCACACGCGCCAGCATTGCTTCCGTCAGCCAACGTGATGGCCGACCAAGTCTCAGCCGCAGTCGGCTCGATGCTGGTCGTGGTGAACGAGGTCTGGGTCAAACCAGTGCCCTGCGGATACTCGCCGCGCTCGATGAGGTTGAGCCACATCGAACGATACGACGCGCGCTTATAGACATCCTGTGCAAGCGACTCCGTAGCCACCGCAAAGGCATTGAACACATTTGGACAAGCCATAATGAAAACTGTTTCCTGCGTTTACCGATTTTAGTGGGCCATCCATCCATCATCCAATGGACCGATATTCCCCACCACCACCAAACGCGGGCTGTCATTTCCGCTTAGACATTCGCATCCGATGACCAATCGTATGCAATCATTAAGGTCGATGGATGGATGAATCATTGGAACCTATTACTTTGTCAATGAGAATGTATCGTAGCTATCGCGTAGCTATCGCGTAGCTCGCTCTGCTCTGCGATATAGTTGCTGTTGCCGTAAAATAAACCAATCCTGTCCGGACGAACGATATCGCGCTTTTCAATGAACCCACGAAAATCGTAAGGACCAGGGAACGTGCCGACCATCAACGCATACAAATCCACTCCATCAGCCTTTCTACCGCACCTCCGCGCATCCACCAGCAGCTTTCCAGCCCGATGCTTTGTCGTCTTCACATCGACACGCATACCATCAGACAGAACACAGTCATGCGACGGATGCGGAGGCGCACAATCAATATCTATGTCCGGATACACATTGAACAATTTACAAAACGCAATCTCTCCAGCCATCCCCTCCAAATCAATTATCGAGTCGTCAACAACTCCAAATTTCATTCTCGGAACATTGAAATTACGATTATTTTTGCCCCTGTGCTCTGCCAAGAAATTAGCAAGTTTACGCTCTGCAAGATTTAAAGATACAGTTTGACCAATCTTTACTTTATTTAATGCGTTCAAAATGGTGGAAAATTTTTGAGGGGGGTATAGTAAACGACCCCCACCCCCAAAGGGGGGCGCCGGCGGTCGAGATCATTCCGTTCTATCCCATAGGAAAAGAATGCTTATTATATTGTGTCCGCTTCTATTGTGTCCGCTTCTATTGTTTTATTCGATAGCGTGATACTATCTAATCTATCCGGCATGGAACCTAGTAGGTTAATCGAGACGCTTGCAACTTCACTCTGATCCGACCATCCAAATACTAATGCCGAACGCTTAGCTACAGAACCAAGTATCTGTTCACGTGTAGACTCATCTTTTATACCGTCCAGGTCATAGGTGTCAACTCTTTCTATTGTTGATATTGCGTCCGCGGCGAGTTTAGAACGTACCAGAGCGGAGAGGCTTTCTAGTGATTGAATCTTGTTCTCTTTGCAAACGCTTTGCATTTGTCTCCTAATCTCTGGCAGTCCAGCGCGAGAGGCGCGCGCTGCTACACTCTCTCTAACTAGTCCAAGGTCGTCCGCAATAGCCGACAATTCCTCTCCGCTCAAATACCGGGCACGGACCCGATCCCAATTCTCCGCTAGCTTCGCCATAGCCGCAGCATGAACCTCCATCTGCGGCTCCGCAATGCCAGAATCCGCTCGCCCTGGTACACGCTCCGCTCCGCTCCAAAGATTTTTGCAGAAATTTCTTCCAACCCGTTCCCCCCCGTGGTTTACTCGTCCCGTCATGAAAAACATCACTCACATAACGCTCGTTTCGAGCAACGCCAAGACAGGCCCGATTCCTGTTTCTACGTCATCCGCGACGACATGCCCGGACGCTTGTCCGTTCAAAACGGCCGGCTGTTACGCTAAAAGCGGACCGCTTGCAATTCATTGGAGCAAAGTTACGGCCGGACTCCGCGGACTCGAGTGGACTGAATTCCTTGACGTCGTTCGTTCATTCGCCGCCGGCCAATTGTGGCGGCACAATCAAGCGGGCGATCTTCCCGGCGACGGCGACAAGATTGACGGTGTGGCGCTGGCGCAATTGGCCAAAGCAAACGCTGGCCGGCGCGGTTTCACGTATACTCACAAGCCGACAACCGTCGCAAATTTGCGGAGGATCCGCTCCGCTAATCGCGACGGATTCGTGGTAAACCTTTCGGCGAACTCCATCGCACATGCCGATACGCTCGCCAAAACTGGATTGCCCGTCGCTGCGGTTGTTCCTCAAAACAGTCCCGACCGGTTCACTACGCCCGCCGGCAACAAGATTGTCATTTGCCCTGCGCAACGTGTTGCAGGCATTTCGTGCAATACGTGCAGACTCTGCGCCAAGGGTGACCGAGGCTTCATCATCGGATTCAAACCACATGGAACGGGAGCACGTAAAGTTGAGGCGATCACCAGCGCCGTCTGATAATCCGCGCGGATCCATCGGCAACGGTGGATCCTAGCGGGTAATTATTCCCGATCATCATCATCAAACATCATGCAAAACCGTTATTCCGGACAGTGCTCTAAATGCCACGAGCATGTTCCTTCTGGTCTCGGGACAGTCTCAAAAGCCGGTCGCGTTTGGCGCATTTCGTGCAATGCATGCACGGGAAACATGCCGAAAGACTCTGGTTTAGTTTGCGTCAAAACGTCTTCCGGTTGGACCGGAACACGCAACGCTCGAGGTCGCTGCGAGGACGCTCCTTGCTGCGGATGCTGCACGTTTTAATCATCATCATCAAAAACATGAAACCCACCATCCCGCACCTCGCCCGCGTGCTATGCTGCACCGAGGCTCAGGTCCGCGCGCAGTTTGCCAAGAACATCGCGACGATGCGGGCCGATTTGGAGCAAGCACGACGCACAGGCCGTCCCGTTCGAGGATATTCCGCTGAGCGAATCGCGGCGGACATCGCAGAAATGAAATCGAGACTTTCGCAGTAAACATCATCATCATCATCATGCCTAC